TCAAATATAGTAGATTGGGCTAAATAAGGCACTTCATACCAATTATTACCTTGAGTATCAGTAGCATCTAATATTTGTAATATATTTGTATCTGTAATAGTAGATATTGAAAATTTTTCTGGTGTATTAAAAGATAATGTTGTAGATTTAATTTCAGCAGAAATTGCTTTAACTGATTTTTTAAGTAAATAATAATTATTATCTACAAAAGTAATTTCCATACTACCTGTATCTCTAAAATCTACTTTTTGAGTAGTTAAAAATTTAGTACTACCTGCTGCACTAAGTTGAGCATTTTCTGGAATAACTAAAGCATAATTATAGTCTGGTTGTAAAATTCCTCCTGAACCTGTTGTAGGTATTAGTTGAAATATATCTATATCAGCAATAGAAGCATATGAAACTTTAGGACGATATCCTAACATATATGATAAAGCAAATAAATTTTCTTTTTCCTTAGCATATAATAAAAAATTTTCTTGTATTTGATTATCTAAATAAAATGAAGTTACATCACCTATATATGAAGCCATTTCAATAAACAAATTACCTGGTGTTGCTTCGGTAAAATCATTATATACAGTTGGAAAATAAGTTTTAGCATAATTTATTAAATTAGCTTTAAACTCAGGAAAGGTTTTATTTAAATATGATATATTATTATCTGCCATTTTATATAAATTGTACTATTACTTGATCTGCATTTTGAGATATTCTTATTCTATATTTAACTATAACTGATATAGCATTATTATTATATTGAGGTGCCTCTTCTACTACTATATCATCAAGTTGTACTTCGGGTACAAATATAGATACATTAGTATTAATTAAATTTTTAATATCTTCTTTTATATCATCTGTTATACCTTCAAATAACACAGTTCCTAAATCAGCACCAAATTCAGGATTCATTATTCTTTCACCCTTATTAGTAAGTAAAAGATTAATTAAGTTAGATTTAATTTGGTCTTTAGTACTATACGTACTATTAAATGGACCGGCAACACCACTAAAAGGTAAAGATACCCCAATAGCGATATTACCTTGTAAATCTAAAGGATTAACACGTGTTATAACTGATGTAGGCATATTAATCTAATTGTCTTAGTCCTGATCTATCTTGTGCAGTCATATTATTTGCTGCATCATTAATAAATGCTAAATATGGATTTATTTTATCACCAGTAGATGGATTAATAGCATCTATTACTTTTAGATCATTGCGTTGAGGTTGTTGATAACCAAACATAGCTCCCATTTGATTACGCAATTGTTCACGAATATTACCACCTCCAACTATATTATTACTAGTAAATGTTGCTGTTTTAGATTCATTTAACTGTGGTTTTTGTAATAAAATTTCAGATAATTCTTCACGAACTGCTTCAGCTACAGCTTCTTTAATAATTTGTTTAAATGCTTGGATTTTCATATATATAAATATTTTAACCTATTAAATTTTCACGATCTATTACTAATTTTAGTTGCTCTATTAAATCATTTGGATCTAATGTAAATGATGGTTCGCTTTTTAATACTTCAATATTATCTGTATTAATTGCTACTGCAAAATGACGTTTATTACCTGCTACTACTTTTGCTTTAGGACCTGTTTCTTCTCGTATAGCAAATTTAAATCCTTTATATGAACCATAATTTGCTGTTCCAAATGTTATATTAGATAAAGCTAAAGAAGTAGTATCACTTTTGTTTTCTAAAATTCCGTTTATATCTAGTAATTGAGATTTATAATCATTTAATATTTGTATTGCTTTTTCTAAACTTACTATAATAGTTGGTAATAATGCTATTAATACATTTAATATTTTTAAAGCAGGTTCATATACTCTTCGTCTAAAAGTTTCTTTTGGAGGTGTTACTATGTCAGGTGCTGGGGATGGAGTTGGAACGGCAAGTAAGGAAGGTGCAATTGCATTTACAATAATGCCAAATATACTAATATAAATAGATATATTTTTTAATTGTTCATTAATTCTAGTAATTTTATCTTCATTATTCTGTATTACTCTTATAGCATTATCTCTAGATAATTTAGCATTATTTAGTTTAATTGGGTCATTAGATTCATTTGCTGCTATTATTATTTTATTAGTATCATCTACTAATTTTTTAATAACATCATTTTGAGCTATTATTTCAGCAATTTTATCTGTTAATATTAGTGTTAAAACAGGTATTAAAGATTTAGTAGCACTTTTTAATGCTGCTTTTCTTTTTTGTTGTCTTGCTTTACGTTTTTCTGCTTTAGTTCGTTGTTTAGCTTTTGCTCTAGCTTCTTTACGTTTTTTTCTTTTTTCTTTTTGTTTAGCAAATGGATCTTTTAAATAATCATCTATTGCTTTTTGGTTTTCATTTTTTCTTTCTTGAAGATTTTTTTCATATTCTTTATAGTTGAATTTTTCAATAGCAACTAATTTACCATATTCTTCATCATTTAATTCTGCTGGTACCTCTACTACAACTCTGTTTTGGATTTTTTTAGTAGGGGTGTGGCGCTTATCAAGTAAAAGTAAATTTTTATTATATTTAATTTCAGCTTCAATTCCTTCTTTAATTAACTCAGCCTTTTGTTTATACAAACGAGCTATAGTAGATTGTGTAGCAGCAGCTATTGCTTTTTGCTTAGCTACATTTTTTAACTGATCACCAAAAGCTTTAGGATTTTGAGCTTTATCTAGATTATTTAATATACTAGGTGATACTAGGCTAGATACATTAGTAGGGGGAGGGGTAATATTTGATAAATTATCTGCCATTATACTGTAAATACTTTATCTGATTGAATAGTTTCTAGTTTATCTATTAAATTAGCTACATCATTAAATAATTGGATACCTCCATCATTTACTGCAGGTATAGGTAAAGATCCATCTGAAGTAATAGCGGTAGCTGAAGCTAAATATCCTGCTAATTGTCTTAATGTATTACACATTTCTAATAATAGATCATGTGTTTGTCCACCTAATAATACAGGTTCGTCAGGAACTGTACCATTTAGTTTTGTACCTAGTAATATTTTTGAATTTTTATTTTTTCCTTCTATATTAAGATGAATGTTTTTACCAGCATTTAAAATAATATTATTATCTGTATTTAATCCAATATCTGTTTTAGCAAATAGTAATACTTCATCTTTTTTAGAATTAATAGTTACTCTATCACTATTTAATATTACTTGAGAATTAATATAACTTTCAGGAGATAGTATTTTAAAAATAGGATTTATAATCAAAGCTCCTGGAAGAAGTGGAATTTTTTGGGTAGATGTCATATAAATAGAAGACATCTCTTTATTTATTTCCTCAACATTTGGAGCTAAAGATCCAGTATCAGTAGTTATATATCCGTTTATTAATATAGTAATAGGATCACCTTTTTGACCAATAGTACTCCATTCATTTTCATCTGATCTATTTTTACTAGTGGTTCCAAATCTGATTCCACTTCCTTTTCTACTTTGAATAATAAGATCTCCTTCAAAAGGTAAAAGAGGTCTAATATCATTACTTTCAGAAAAATTTTCATTAGCTCCAGGTGTAGAAATAGGAGCATTTTGTTGAAGATTATTCCAAGTATTTACAACTCCAAGATAATATTTTCCTCCTATAGTAGAAAAGTACTGACTAGCAGGAGATGGTCCATCTATAAGAATAACAACCTCTTCTACTAATGGGTAGTTTTTAATATTAGGATTAAATGGAAGGGCTATATTACAATCTTTTAATAAATCTATATTATCAGGAGTAAGTGTTTTTGAAGTATTATAATCCATATAAAATATAGCTCCTAAACCAGCATATCCACCTGCTTTTTCAAATGCTTCTTTCGATGGAGTAGTTTCATTTAATACTATCCCAAATACCTTTCCTATTTGAGTATTATTAGTAGAAATTGGAAGATAATTAGAAGTGTATCCTTGTGAGATATAAGACTGAAAGCTAGATAAACCAGTTTTAATTACCATTATTATTTATTTTCTATTTGATGTTGTATAGCTTCTGTTTTTTCAATTAGTTTTTGTCCATCAATCTGGATAACACGTTGTTCTTCAATTAGTTGTTGTATTTCAGATGAATCAAAAAGCATATCTTGTGATGAACTTCCTCCGGCAGTTGTAGCACGTTGTGCAATACCTGCCATTTTAATTAATTGTTCATTGTTTTTTACATTAACATCTATTAAATCCTTAACAGTAGGCATTAACATAACAGCTGAGCCAGCATTAGATGATGCAAGAGGTTTTAAAGTATCAATAAGATCATTGATCTGTTTGTCAGTGTCTTTATTATTTCTATGTATTTGTTTAAATATATCGGACAATGACGTGTTACCAAATAGGGTAATATCATCAAAATTAACCATAAATTGCGTTTGATAATAAATATGTATTTTTAAATCTT